CTCCAAACCCTGGCAACGGGCCCCGTGGGTGGTGGGTTACGTTACGCGCGGGTTTGTAGGACTGGGCAGCCACGGGCCCTTGAGCTGGCACTGCTCTGTGGTGTACACTTGTTTGTGGCTGCCCAGAGAAGCTCTGCTTACAGCATACCAGAGTTATTCTTGTACCTATTCAGACTCATTTTGGCTGTCGTTCGTGCTGCGTCCCTCGCCTCCTTCATGGCGTTTCTTGAGGAGGCGCTTGGTCTCTCTCTGCGGTTGTGTCCAAGTTGAGCAATGTACTGCATTGTCGCTTCGTCGGGCCCGGTTCCGTGCTCTTCCACGTAGTCCGTGAGGGCATCGATCTGCTCTTCGTTCCAGTCCCGGCTTGCCAGGAGGCGCTGTAGCAGTCGTCTGGCGTGATCGGGTCCCGGCTTGCGCTTTTCGCCGAGCGAGAAGATGGGAGTTTCGCCGGCGGTCGGGAGCCTGCGGTGTATTGAGAAGTACTTTGCCTGTGCTTGGTCAGGTCCGGCGTACCCGTTGGCGACTACCCACTCGGGGGTTATGTCTGGGTACGTGGCTGCCATGTTGCCCGCCTTCCTCACTGCTGACTCCCATCTGGCCTGTTCGGGCGTGGGCCCGTTGCCAGGGTTTGGAGCCATGCTCGGGTAGGTTGTGACAAATAGCATGCGCGAGAGCTTGTCGCCCCTCCTGTCCCTTTTCATGAAGTCCAGCATCATCTGGATGTTGCCGGTCTCCATGAGCCAGTTCGCAACCTCAAGTGCGTCGCTCAGATCCGGGCTTTGCGCCGCGGCCTCTTCGGCGGCGGCCTCGAAGCGCTCTGCGACCGCAATCTGCCTAGGTGAGGGCGTGGGCCTTCTCCGAGGAGCTGGGACTGGCGGGGTGGGAGCCTCGGGGAGCAAGTTCAAGAAGGGGTTGATTGGGGCCTCTTCGTACTCGTCGCCGAGGTTCATGAAGGGGTTGAATGGGTTGTTGCTTGTGAAGGGGTTTGTGGATGCTTGCGCCACGTTCTTTCCGGAGGAGAATGTCACCATGGGCTTTCTCCATGGCTTGTCGCCGACGACCTGTCTCAGCTGCTCGAGTGTTACAACTTTTAAGGCCCTGTCTGAGTTGGCGGCCAGCCCTATTCCGGCCGGCTTTGCAACTAGGAGTTGCTTCTGCACGGCTAGCAGGTTCGGGGAAAGATTGCCCGATTCGACTGCGCCGGTCACCATCAGAAAGGGGGTTTGCTGTGATTCGAGAGTGTCTGCCGCGCAGGCGGCGGCCTCCCAGCTGTTGAAGGCTAGCTGTGGCTGGTTGTCGGGTACAAGTATGGAGGTTGCGGTTGCTTGCACCACCGGGAGAACTGTTATGGCCCCTTTTATGGGGAGTTTCTCGGCCTCGTCTATGTTGACCATTTCAGACAGTCCGTAGATGGTTCCGCCAGCCACGGTCTGAGCAATCCTGGTGTTCTTTGGGTTCTTGATGTGCTCGCTCAGGTCGCCTTTCACGGCCATGAAAGCCCCGCCAGATATCCTTCTGCCGGAGTCCATCAGGACGGGCAGGAGGACGCCGACTGCAGACAGCTCCACGCCGTTGGCGGTTCTCGTCTTCCTAGCCTTGCGCTTTGTCCGGATCATGGGCCTGTCGGCGGCCTGGGCGACTTCAGCGGTGAGAATTGAGTCCATCGCTTCGCCTGCCTCGATCGCCGAGATGGCGTCCTTTATGTCCGGGGACGGGTTGGAGCACCTGCAGCCGTTGTTCTCGTTGACCAGTCTGGCGGCGGATGAGATGCCGGGTGGGCAGCTGTCCGCGCCGGTTAGCTCCATGAGTATGTCGGCTGTCAGGTTGCATGCGTCCTGGTTGCGCAAGCAGCAGGGGGTCAGGGCGGCGCTCCTTAGGGCGGTGGCTGTCATGCGGGCGGCGGTCCTGGCAATGCGGGTTATCTGCCTTGAAAGGGGCCTCTCGCCGGCTAGGGCCATGTTCCTGTACAGTGGCTTCCCGGAGGCAGCAAGCGCTCTTCCACTTGCGGCATTGGCCATGGTTGAGATTGCTGAGGTCAGGGGTGCCGCTGCTGGGAAGACGGCTCCAGCGATGGGGGCAATTGTTCCGGCTATCTTCTTTATCCACCACAGCACGTCCGACCACTCCCAGGCCATCGCGAGGGAGTTGTCGTCCAGATGTGCGAACTCGGACAAGACATCGCGACGTGCATCGTACATGCCCATGTCCCAGATGGTCCTCAGCTCAAGGGTTTCCCGTTGTCCGAGTATCCTCTTGATGAAGTCCATCTCGGACGGGTCGGAGTTGCCGAAGTCGGTCGGGATGTTTTTCCTGAGCTCGGCGTTTGGAATTAGCTCGAAATTGCTCACGGCGGTGACCGTCATGATGCCGCCTGGAGTCAGGTCGGTGTAGATGATGATTGTGATTGGGTTGGTTGTGCCGGGAGTCCCGGCGCAGAGGGAGGTCAGCGAGTAGTTGTTGATGTGTCCTGAGTGTGTCAGGGTCATGCTCTCGGATGATATCGCGGACACCTCGATGACCACGGCTGCGGTGGGTGCAACCAGGGGCTTCTTGCCAGACAGGCCCATCATCAGCCCCGAAAGGGTTATGACGTTGTCCCTGCCGGTGTTGGTCCCGGATATCTTGATTTCCCTCTGCTCGGCGTCGGTCTCCGCTCCGGCTAGGTCCACCGTTTTGACATCGACTGTCACGGTGGCGGTCTTCCCAGAGGGGACGCCCCATCTCATCAGCTGGATGTTTAGGTCCAGCAGGAGGCCCTCGGTGGAGTCAACGTTGATGACGTCCGTGGAGATAATGGTCTTCGTTGTGGAGATCGTTTTCGTCCCGGACGTTAGGCCCGTTGTTCCAGCGGTGACAATTGAGTTGAGCCCAGGGTTGTGTGTGGGCTTGCTCAGCTGCGCGGAGCCTGGTGTGAATGAGCTTGGTGCTGGGTCCCCCATTCTGATGTAGTCGTTGTCAAAAGTCGTCGGAAGGGAGAGGACGCCGACCCCGTCGTTGACTAGCACTCCAGCAACCTTGTCAAGGGCGTTTGTGGAGGCTGAGAGGATGGTTTCGTACTTCAAGGCAGTCTCTACCTCGCTGGGTGCTCCGTCAATGCAGACGCCGTTCATGGTGCCCTGCATTGCGTACACTCCAGCTGGCAGCTGTGTGCTCTTGATGGTGACGAGTTGCGAAACCTTCCTGCCGTAGTTGAAGTTCTTTGACAGGTCCTGTGCAGTGTACAGGTTCCTGTCGAAGCGCAGCTTGCCATCGCTGGCGTATGTGTAGTGCGAGCCCACCAGGTTCTTGGGGTGATTGTTGTAGACAATCAGCATCCCTTTGCCAGTGGTGGAGGTCAGGTTTGTGGTTGTTGACTCACTGCGCTTCACATGCCTACGGATCTTGTCGTCGGGGATTGAGGCTGGCCCTGTCTCTGGAAGGAGAAGGGACTTGATGTATGGGGATTTGCGAGTTGCAAGCATTGAGAACTGTTTTGAAGCCATGTCTGAATTGTAAAGTAATAAGTTGTGGTTGTGATAAGAAAAGAGCCGCTTACACGGATGGTCCTAAGGGCCAATGACCCTTAGGGCCTTAGTTTCC